CCCGACATGGAGCAACGCAAGTAAAACATGTGGTCAAACAAAGTCTCTGCTTGTTGCTGTGTGTATGGAACACCAATTCCTACTGCGCCTTCAATAACACGCTGAACTGTTTCCACCCATGTTTCGTTACGGTCTGTTCCTTCTACAGGACGACTGTATGTGCGTAGATAAACGATTTCGCCTAGACCACCGAATCCCCAAGGCGGGGTTTTGGTTTTGTAAGAGTCAACAAAAGATTGTTCAAGAATAGGCATGATGCCCCCCATTTCTGTTCATAAAGAATGATGTGTGAGAGGTAAAGATTACACCATGAATGAATACAGAAACTGTTTAGAGTAGACCTAATTCTTGCGCTCGTTCGTGACTAATCTCTCTGCCTTTTCTGTACACCAAAACGCGGGCAGTATGGTACGGATTTATTTGCCGTTCTTCCCATATGTCTTCTTCTACAACATGTACGAGTTTTACGTCAATTGACTTGAATGCACCGACACCAGAAATATGACTTGGTTTGCTTGTTTCTGTTGCGCAATCGCCAGTTGGGTGACCGCAAATAATGCATGCGCTACGGTCTGCTCTAATAATTTGCACGTCATCAAATATGTAATCTGGTCGTTGGTATTGATTGCTCATCATTCACAGCCTTTTCACTATATTTTGACATAAAAAAACCACCCCACTCATAACAAGTGGGGTGGTTTTATATTACTTGAAAAGTTTGCTTAGCCTTGAGTGACTGTGAATGCAACCGTAATGTTTGAACCAGCGGTGCCTGAGCCAACAGCGGTGACATCAAGGGTAACAATGTCGCCTGCTGCGAAAGCACAGGCTGCTGCTGTACCCAATGTTCCAGTGGCTGATGTTCCAGCGGCTGCAATAGAGAACGTTGCTGCGGTAGCGGATGCTTTGAGAAGTGATGCGGTAAGTGCTGAACCTGCTGGTGCACCAGTTACTGCGACGGTAGCGCCAGTGATTTTGCCAGCGAATGGCATAGCCACTTTGACTTCGCTGCTGGTAGTCAATACCCCTGCAACGTTCAATGTGATGGTCGTGGGGGCAAGTACTGCAGTTGACATTTTTTCTCCTGTGTTGTGAAGGGTGCCCTGTGTTTGAAGGGGTGCTTATATTGTACACATAAAAAAACACCCCACCTGTAAAGAATGGGGTGCTTTTGACTAGTTTTTTTTCGGTGAAAATGCACCGCGATTTAAAGGGTTGTAATGAACCTTTTGTCATTTTCTAACGCAGAATACTCTTCGTTGAAAAGTGTCTTAAATTCATCTTCGTATTTGTGTTGAAGAACTAGGTATGCACGACGACGAGCCTCTGCCCGACGACGATTTTCCGACTTCTGTTGCTTTTCACGACGTGCTTTTTCCTCTACTGGGAGCGGTGTCCGCCCACGTCGCATGTGCATTTTTTCTTTCAATGTTTCATATTCCGTTGCCATGTTTGTCCTTGTTTCTGTTTAGGGGTTATTTGTGTTTAGTTGTTATCAGCCGATTGGCTTACCGTGAAGGTTATCAGGTGATTGCTATGTTGTCAACCTTTGTGAAGATTATTTACGGCATGGAGAAGAATAATGGGAGTACCATTCAATAACAACCTAGCGAGGTGATTTTATGTTCTTTATAGTTGTCGTTGCTTTTGTGGCGCTTTGCCTATTCATGTTGTGGCTCAATAGGTAGGGGTTGCATTCCCCTGCAAAACAATGTAAAGTGTTCCCATAACAATACTAGCCATAGGAGGCACAATGAAGGAACTTATGACAAACGTCACATTACCAGTAATTGGCAACATCAAAGAAGCAGAAGCATGGAAAAACGAATTTTCAGCAATCATCACAGCAGGACCGTTGGCGTCAGAAGTCAACTGGAACCACCCACAGCACCTTGTCGTTGAATTTGGCGACACCACGATAGGAAATCGTGCACCCACGTTGAAGCAAATTGAACAGATGGTCAACTGGGGAATGGACAAAGACGACCTTCTAGTCCACTGCCACGCAGGAATGTCACGGTCAACCTCTACGGCGTGGGGAATCGCAATCGCTCGTGGCGTAGACCCCGAAGACGCGTTCATAACGCTCCGAGACGAGCAACCAGTAGAGGAATACTGGGGACGCGACAGCAAGCGAGACTTCATTCCGAATCGTCTAATTGTCAAACATCTGGAAAAGATGTTCAAACTAGACTTAATGCCCATTTTGTATGCACACAGGCACCAAAACCTCTAATTTGACATTTGTCAAGAATTAGTGTAAGATATATCAAACAACTACTAGAAAGAACACACATGAAACTTTTTTACAACGACGATTACGTGGCGGCAAAATACGCATACGACACAACTCGCAAATCCAAGCACATTAGGGAATCACTGGCAACCAACCCTATTGACGACTTAATCATTTACGACCCCATTCTGTTTACAGAAAAGTCTTACAACCTAATCCCCACCGTCCACGACAAAAAATACGTCAATGCGGTACAGACGGGAACACCCCTGAGTATGGCGGAATCTCAAGGATTTGACTGGGATGAAGGTATTTGGACTATGGCGTTAGCCCATAGCACTGGTCTAGTTGCAGCAACTACGGCAGCACTCAGCGAAGAAACCAGAGCAGGAAGTCTCTCATCTGGTCTCCACCATGCCAACAGAAACAGTGGTAAGGGTTTCTGCACAATCAACGGTCTAGCAGTCGCGGCACGGCAAGCAGTGGAAATGGACGCACCTCGCGTTCTTATTCTTGACTTTGACGCACACGCAGGCGGTGGAACGTGGGACATTATCAACGCACACCTACCGTCGGTTGTACAGGTTGACGTAACTTGCGCGGCATTTGACACCTACGAACCCGAAGGCGAAAGTAGCATTACTTACGCAGGACATCAGGATTACCGTCAAGAGATTGGCAAAGCGTTAAATTACGCAGGAGAACTTGACGCATTTGACCTAATTATCTACAACGCAGGCATGGACCCTCTCAACAGTGGTGTATCACTAAGCGACATTATTTGGCGCGAAAAAGCAGTCAGTGATTTCATTGCAGACACCCCAGCAGTATTTGCCCTCGCAGGAGGCTACACATGGGGCAAGAAAACAATGGAAGATGTTGTTGACTGGCACAGGATTACTATTGAAACTTGGACATCCGCAGGTATCTAAGCACTAAAATAAAGGGATGGGTTCATTCCGCAAAAAGACTGGAAAAGAAGCCCTCGCCAAATCAGGTGAGGGCTTCTTTATGTCTATCAAAATACTCGGGAAACCTATTGGTGCCTTAGGCGAAGAAGACGGCGACGGAGACGGTTTTGTCACTGGTCCGAGCGGAGAAGACAACGTTCCTGCCCCTATAGCGAACGCTAAAGATGACATCAAAAAACTTTGGAATGATGTTAAAAAAAAGCAACTAGATGCTGATGAAAAACGGATAATCAAAGCCGTAAAAGAAACAAAACCACCAATGCATTCCAACGAAAAAATGCTGGAGATACTCCTCAGGGCAGACAAAAGAGACTCACGCGCAGCCAAAAAAATCACTCGCGATTGGGCTAAAAGCATCTTTGAAATGAAGGGTCTCGGAGACGACGGTAGTTACTCTGCAGAACTCTGGGGAGATGACGAAGGAGTAAGAATTTGGGGTCAAAGAAACATGCGTGTTGCAGATGAATACAGCAGTAGTCCCTATATTCAAATAGGTGGCAAAATTGTTGACTCTGACGGTAAAAAAGTTGGCATTTTTGAACGCCACATTTATCTTGACGGGTCAAATGACCGTTTTGAACCACATGCGTACCATGAGATTTTACGCATTGACAAAGAGCACCAAGGAAAAGGTATCGGCGCAGATTTTGGCATAAAAGCAGAATCAAAATATGAGGCTCTAGGTGTGAAGTCAATTCATCTGAACGCTGGGCTGGATGATGGCATCTATACATGGTCACGAGCGGGCTACAACTTCAAGTCAGATTCAGGCAGAAAGAACTTTCTGGCAGACATTGAAGACCGCTACAAGATGCTCCTCAAGGAAGCAGGAGGCGACAAGTCCAAACTGGTCGCAGGGGGCTTCAAAACCGCCGTAGGGCGTAGATATACAGACAAAGGGGACATCGTCGCACCAACACCACTATTTGAGAACGTGGAGCATTTGGACGCTTTTCTAAAACTTCTGGGAGCCGCCAAGAAACAGACCATTGAGTCAGAAGGGGCAATATCTCCGTCCGCTTTTGCCATGTTTCCCGCTTCCAAGTTCATATTGCGCGGTCTCAATAAGGACATGTTCCGAAAGATTAGAACAATGCCGAAAGCATCCAAGTCAATATCCATCACAGGGCTTGACAAAGTATTTCGTAGGGTGTAACATTATGACCATGCAGGACTACACACTAGAAATAGCCAAAATGCTCTCCGACAGCGCACAAATGCGTGCAGACTACGAGAGAATTTGCAAGGTCGCGGCATCAGTGGCTCGGACGGAGGAGGATTTCCTTCCATACGTTTGGGCATATCTGACGGGAAAGAGCGACTGGAAGTCTTTGGAGAAAATTATTCCATAGGTTGCGGTTATACGACACACCTGTTATACTAAATATTTATACAGGTTGGAGACGCAAATGAATCACCTATTTGTTCGCTGCCATTTTTGCAAACGGCGTCGCCTTAGACTCTCGGTCTACAGGTATCTGCTTGCACACAACAAGTGGCAATGTAAAAACATACTAAATTGTCAAAGGAACTGGAATTGATACGAGGATACGAAAGGGTAGTAATGCCCAAAGCAAGCGAAGAGTTAATGAGTAACATCAAGAGCCAATATGAGTATTGGTTTAAGTATGACTCAATCAACAACGACGTCTTGGTCATGCAACTTTTAGGGCAGGCACATAGCGCCCTAGAGAGTTACGAAGTCCAAGTCTGCGAACTACAATCAGAGGTTCAACGCCTCACTCAAATAGCACAATACTAATAGAAATAACAACGGAGAAACTTATGTCAGAACTTAAACACGGAACATACGCATGCTACACGAACAGCAAATGTAGGTGCGAAGAATGTCGCAAGGCAGCACGCAGTTACATGCAGAAGTATCGCAAGACGGAAAACGGGCGTTCAAAAACGCGTCGCTACACGCACTTGCAAGCAAAACGAAACAATGCGGCAGCATCATGGGTACGCAAAACTCATCCCGAAATGTGGAAAGAAATTTGTGACGAAATAATCATTCGTGAAAAGAACGCATAATGTGTGGATTTCTTCGTCGCCCCGGCGACTACACACAGACATCATCCAGTGGATACATGAGAGATGTGATTGTTGATTCGTCATTCTCGGGCGTCAAAGTCACATACAGCCATCCGCCAACAAGCAACACTTTGCCACTTGGTGCTCTACAAACTTACATAAGCACGCACCTAGAAGAAATCGCGGCACTGGAACAAACGAATCCCGAACTGTACGCATTGTTATCGCAATTGACGTATGGTGACGGCGATGGATTTTAATGCAATGAGTGGAGCGATGGAGCGAGCAATACGTCATAGGGCGGAAAACCAGCCATTTGATGTTCAAATTATGGCTCTATACCCCCACAAATTTTCTATTGGCGAGATACAAGAATCGTTTACTCGTGTTGTTAATGAAAACGTACAGCAAAAATCACTTCTGCGTTCTGCGCTTCCAGAAATCATGACGCAGATGTCGGAAGAACTGTATTGCGCTGATTGGCTTATTAGTCTTGATAGAGTACTTCCAAAATCATGTCCTTTAGTACATGATATGGCTATTGTTCTCGGTGAAATACCTACGAGGTATTTTCCACGAGAATGGCGAATGTATCCCGACGAGCATGATTTAAAAGACAATGAGAATTAGCACTATAAACATTATGGACACACGAGAAATTGGTGTTTGCTATTTCCTTGAAGAGGAAGAATACGGAGTTAAAATATGGAAATGGATGATACTGATTTCGCTCACAGACAAGAAACCGAGATTCTTAAAACGCAGATACAACAAATCCGTGCGGAACTTGCAAGACGTACTGCGGAAACTACAGTCATCATCACAGACTTCCCAGCAGGGAGTTTGGGAGCAAGATTCGGAAGCATAGGTCAACGCTTCAATCAGAAAAAAGTGGCAACTAGCAGGGACGATGTTGCTAAACCGAAAGAATGATGCTACGTTCAGAGTTATGACAAACACACTCATCAAGGCAGTCGCAGCAAACATCATTGTTTCAACAGTTATCGGTACCGCACTCTGGGTAGCGATTGACGTTGCTTCTTTTTACACAGAAAACGAATTCACTGGAAAAATGAAAGCATACGATGCACATTTAATCAATTGCATCGGTGCAGCACTAGTTATGGTTGTGGCAACAACAATTTGCAAAATCGCAACAAAGGCGCTAGACTCTAAGAACTAAACAATTAGTGAGGATAAATGTTAGACATTAAAAATTTCGGACCGTGTTTTGTTGCGGTCTCACACTCAAAGCCAACGTACTCAGAAGACTACTGCTACGGTCCTTTCATGACTGGCATTGAAGCCATCGCATGGATGGACGCTCAGTTCCTTGAAGAGTTCCGCGGAGACTTCCATGTCGTACAATTGCGCACTCCATCACGTACGCGAACACACGACGACTGGTGGTTGTCAGACGAACATCAAAAACCAGAATTTTTTAACCTTGAATACCCCGAATACTCGGGCGCAGACTATTAAAACAACTAAACGATGGGAACAAATATGACTTCATTTCAAACACGAGTTCTTCAAGCCATGCATGACGGCATGATTGAAGGTGACGGGCACACAATTTTTTCGCCCCAATACTACGCACCCCACTTCAGCGAAGAAGAACTTCGTGACGCAGGGCTAATCCAAAACTTCCGCTCCGACCTTTCCGACCACAAAGGAACAATCTTTGGGAATGACGGAATTGTGCGTGAAGAACTTAAAGACAGCGTGTACAACCTTGATTTTCTTTATTGGGTGCGTAACGAACTCGGCATTGACGAACCAGTCACCATGATTGGGCGAGGCTCGCAAGCACAACAAATTGTTGGTCAAATTAGACGGGTTGTTTTCCCTCCATCTGTATAATCAACTGCGAAAAGCATCGGGGAAAATGTGGCAGTCAATAAAAAACAGGCACCACAACAAGAGATTCTATCCATTGAGCGAACGGGCTCTTGGGGCAAAGTAGAATACCGCCATCGTTTAGTGTGCGGTCATACGGAAGTTCGCAAACGACCCAGTTCAGCACCCAAAATTGCTTGCGCCCTATGCGTCATCGCAAAAGAAAAAGGCGTTGAACTTCAAGCACTTTCAAACACCAAACGCCCTGAGTATGTGCCGCTCCCTGACGTTCACGACATTTTTGTGGATGAAACTATTGAGGCGGAGATTTACGCTCAAAAACTGCAAGGTGCACTTTCGTCTGCACTAGGGTGTCCTCCTGATGCGATTGATGTTGTGATGTATGTTGATGACAACGGAGATGTATCAATACAGTATGTTCAAGTTTTTCTTGATTTACATACAGCAAAGAAAATATCACGACTTGACATATGAGCAAAAGGATGATAGGCTGTCAACAGACTATTACTAAACCTAGAAGGATTTATGAAAACACCGATACCTATTACAGAAGCCAATCTCCAATACAAAGAGGCGGTCAAGGCACTCATTGAAGAATACGGAGATGCATCTCACATTCCGAAAGAACTGTTGTTTCTCATTGGCGAAGAAGCCCGATTCCACTACTGTGTGGATACGCAATCCACTTGGACTCTGACCGAAGTGGTTCGCTACTACTCAATTGACAAGCGCGTAGCAGCACTCTTTATCGGTGAGGACAAAGCAACCTCAGCACCAGAGCGCAAACAAAAACGAAGCGATAAATACTCTGCGATTTTCAACTATGTTGATGAGCATGTATTTGAGCAAGTGACGCCAGCGCAAATTGCAGAAATCGGAAGCGTGTCGCACTCTACTGCACTGAAAGTTATTGAATCGCGCCCAGACATTTTTCGTAAAATCAAACGAGGACTGTACGAACTACGTGATGCTCAAGCAGATAGAAAAGCACAAAAATAATTTCAATTTGAATATTGACACACCCCCTTGGTAGTATCGTGCGAGACAAGAACGACGAGGGGGCAAATTGGAAACAACAACACCGCAAGGTGCATGCAAAGGATTCCCAACACATTGGTGGTTCCCTGAAATCAACAACAGAGAAACCAAAGTCAATGTTTTGAAAGCAGTAGATATATGCAAGTCGTGTCAACTTGTCAAACAGTGCTTGGATTACGCATTACGAAACGAGACACACGGCGTATGGGGCGGGATGAAAGAAGTGGAGCGCGAAATTTATAGACGCAAATGTGGCATCATGCTCACCCCAGAAGCGAACTCCAGTCAAAGCAATTCAACACGCCGTATACGCCGACGAATGAAGAAAGAAGAAGCAAATGCAGAATGAGTACTTTGATATTCATGGTGGCTTCATCCGTTTAGACGGATACATGGCAGACGACCTAAGTGTTGTCAACTCCGCCCGTGTCTCATTCGGACAAGAAACAGAAGAAATGCGCGATAAAGACATCGGTCTCATCAACTACCTCATGCGCTACAAGCATGGGACACCGTTTGAACACAACTCATTTCGTTTCCACGTTAAATGCCCAATCTTTGTTGCAAGGGAATGGTTCAGGCATCGCATTGGCTCATTCAACGAATTCTCGGCAAGATACACAGAAATGCCGAATACGTTCTATACGCCGAAAGCGGAATCAATACGTCAGCAAACTGGCAAACAAGGGAACTATGAATACACACCAATCTTTGAAACACGCGAAAGAGACGCCAAAGCAGCACAACTCGCAATCACAGAAGCCAACGCCCGCGCATACTCCACGTATCTATATCTCATCCAGTTGGGTGTTGCAAAAGAACAGGCTCGTCTTGTCCTACCAGTTAACATCTACACCGAGTTCTACTGGACTGTAAACGCTCGCTCACTGATGAACTTTCTTGAATTACGAACTAGTCCTACGGCACAAGAGGAAATTCGGGAATATGCAGTTGCGGCAGAAAAAATGTTTCAAGAAGTTATGCCCGAGACATACAAAGCATGGACAGTGAACGGACGCATTTGTCCGTGAGTAACCGTTCAGCATCACCAGAAGTAGAATCATTTTTAGCACGCCTAAACGGTGTGCGCGACAACGGTTCTAACTGGTCTGCTCGTTGCCCATGTCGCAATGATGACTCAAACCCATCGCTCTCCATAGGTCAAGGAACCGATGGACGAGTTCTCATAACTTGCCATCGTGGAAGTGGATGTTCAGTGGACGAGATTTGTGAAGCAATGAACGTACAGAAAAGTTCACTGTTCCCAAAGTCAACTCAGGTTGAAAAACCTAAACGGGAAAAGTTAACACTCATTGCGACTTACAATTATCGTGATGCAGACGGAACATTATTATTCCAAAAGCAGCGTCTCGTAAACGAGGAAGGTAGAAAAACTTTCCGACAACGCAGACCCAATCCAGATACTGGTGAATGGATATTCAACCTCGGGGAAATTCCAAAAGTTCTATACAGGCTCCCAGAGATTTTGGTCGCCAAACAAAAAGGCGAAATCATATGGCTCGTAGAGGGAGAAAAAGATGCAGATAACCTTGTTGCTCTTGGTCTCTGCGCAACCACACCGCCAAACGGTGCAGGCAAATGGCAAGACATTCACACAGAAGCCCTCGCAGGCGCGAACGTATTCATAATTTCAGACAGAGACGATGTAGGCAAAGAACACGTTGCCTTAGTTAGCGCCCAACTTGAAGCAGCAGGATGCACGGTCGCCTCATTCATTCCGCCCCACGGTCACAAAGACGTAAGCGACATGTTGGAGGCTGGGTTAGGTGTAGATGACCTACTTGAGTTTGACGAACCAGCACAGCCAGAACTTGAAGAACATCCACAACAAGAACAAATTCCTTTAGAAGTCAAAGACGAATCTGCTTCTGAGATATTGCGCGGAATGGAATCAATCTTTTCCCGAGACGACATCTCGTTAGAACAAAAACTAAACCGCGCATCGCTGCTACTCAACTCCACGAACCGTCAAGAAATTAGCGACAAGGGACGACTTGTTGTTTGGCAGGATTTTCTAGATGAAGTTGAAAACGATAGTTACGACTGGGTCATTCCTCAACTTATTGAAAAAGGTGAGCGCGTCATTGTCGTAGCAGCGGAAGGTGTTGGTAAAACAATGCTGGCAAGACAGGTTGGATTATGTGCATCAGCAGGTCTACATCCCTTCACAATGTCAAAAATGACCCCTATTCGTACCTTGACAGTTGACCTTGAAAACCCTGAGCGAATTATTCGTCGTACATCAAAAAACATCATGAGCGCCGCCCTCCACTACGGGCACACGCGCAAAACTGAAGCACATCTACTTATTAAGCCAGCAGGTCTTGACCTATTGAAGCAGTCAGACAGAGCAATTCTGGAAGAAGCAATTGAAAAAACTAAGCCACAATTGCTCATCATGGGTCCGCTTTACAAATCTTTCGTTGACCCCGGCGGACGAACTAGCGAAAGTATCGCTATTGAAGTAGCCAAATATCTGGACACAATCCGCGAAGTTTACGGATGCGCTATGTGGCTAGAACACCACGCTCCCCTCGGTTCATCTATTGGCGGTCGGGATTTGCGCCCATTTGGTTCTGCTGTATGGTCACGCTGGCCAGAATTTGGTCTATCATTGACACCAGACCCGACTTCAACGGAAGGTTACGTATACGACGTAAAGCACTTCCGTGGTGCTCGTGATTTAAGACAATTCCCAACCAAGATGAAAAGAGGAAAAATTTTTCCTTTTGAAGTGTTGGAATTTATGAAAGTTGACTGATGAACACCTCACAACAGGGGCTAAATAAAGAATTTTTAGCCGAGCGCGATTTACGTATCTTTAAGATGCGCCAAAGCGGTATCCAGCAAGCGGAAATAGCACGTCGCTTCAACATGACGCCTTCCGCTGTAGGGAACGCAATTCGCCGTCAATTGCAAAAGATGAACAGCGAAGCACTTATGGCTTACCCTGAAGTCCTTCGCATGGAACTTGAAAGACTAGACGCTTTGCAATCCGCAATCTGGCCACTCACACAACACCGTCGCGTGAAAATGGATGATGGGACAGAAGTTGCTGTTGAACCTGACATGAAAGCGGTTCAAACCGCTCTGTCCATTATGGATAGGCGCTCAAAATTACTTGGCATGGAACAGAACAACGTCAACATCCAGATGGATATATCTGGCGGAACAAACCCTGTGCGAGCATCGCTTGCTGGGGTAGAACGCCCAGCAGCACTCAATGCTTTCAACCCAGAGGAAGAGGTAAAGAAATTGCTTCAAATCATGGGCGATTCAGGAGTTCTTCCTGAGGATACAATAAATCAGTTGTTGGGTAGAACTACGCAAAATCAGCGTATGCTACAAGCGGCGGAAGACGATGATATGCCCATTGATGCGGAGGTAATTGAAAATGAGTAAAGAAGAAATTGACAATGTTGAAGCAGCAATGGAAAAAGTGGCAGAAACCCTTGATTTAACTCGGTCAACAAATACTGGGTCAAAGCAAGGTGAACCCGCAGCGAAGCAAGTGCTCGTCCGTGCCAGCGAGGCAGACCATCAACGATGGAAAGACGCAGCAGAAAAGAACGGCGTCTCAATGTCGGAATTTGTGCGCGAATGCTGTAACGCTGCCGCAAACGAAACGCTTGATTGCCAGCACCCAGTTGAAATGACCAGATTTTACCCTTGGGGAAAAACATGTCTCAAGTGTGGGTACAAAGATTTTACCGAAAAAGCAAAGTCGTATCGCCGTAGCAATACTCAATAACGATGCGTTACCGCTCTCCTAAAAAAGAGGCTGAATATCGTCTGCGTCGCCCGCTAGTTGCACGCCTCCTTGAAGAACGCCCATTGTGTGAAGCATGCCCAGTATTTGCTGTGCACGATGAGAAAACAACATATCGCAGAAACGCCTCCGTAGATGTTCACGAGTTGATTCGGCGCTCACAGGGTGGTTCTATTTTGGATGAAGAGAACCTTATGTGCGTCTGCAGACCATGCCACACGCGCATAGGCAATAACCCACAGTTAGCATTTGACCTTGGTCTTGCTAAACATTCGTGGGAGTAACTTCACTTCACTACCGCGATACGAATAGAAGTGTTAGATTTCATGGATGAACATTCTTGGAATTGACCTGTCCTTAACATCTACTGGAATATCCGTAAATGGCGAAACTGGAACAATCACCACACAAGCAAAAGGTGCAGAACGCCTATCAATTATTTCACTTGCAATATTGGATGCAATAATTGATAACAGTATAGAGATTGTTGCTATTGAAGGTTATTCTTTTGCATCGCGTAATAGCCAAGCATTCAGTATTGGTGAACTCGGAGGAGTCGTTCGCACGCGCTTATGGGAACGCAATATTCCATACGTTGACATTCCCCCAACTTGTCGCGCAAAGTTTGCTACAGGCAGAGGGAACGCAGCGAAAACAGAAGTGATGTCATCAATCTCTGCTAAAACTGGAATTATTTTTTCTGGCAAAGGCGCAGACGACATGTGCGACGCATGGATTCTGGAAGAGATGTGCAGAACCGTCATTGGTGTTTCTGAATACGAATGGTCTGCTACACAATTATCAGCCCTTGACAAAATAGACTGGGAACCGCTAGTATCCCTACACAACAATAAGGAGAACCGTGCGTAATAAACCTATTAGCCAAGTTGATATTGAAAATGAACTGGTTCGCCTCATGGACATGCTTGAGGAAGAAACCGAAGCATTTGAAACTTTGGCAGTGGACTGCGCTAAAAAAGAGGCTTTATACAAATCCAATTGGGCAAAAGAGTATCTTTCAGCGAAAGGCTCAATTCGCGAGCGCGAAGCATGGTCGGATTACAAACTTTCAGACGAATCATACGACTACAAAATCGCTGAAGCATTAGTTAAATCTAAGCGTGAAAAATTAACATCTTTAAGAACGTCAATTGACGCACTACGCACGCTCAACGCAAACGTACGTACACAAGTATCAATGTAAGCAGGAAAAATGAACCACAAGATTCATGAATCAATCGTATCCTTAGCCCGCCCACTAGATGATTTAGTTCACCTACAAGGCAACCCAAGAATAGGAAACATTGACTCTATTGCAGCGTCATACTCCGAATTTGGGCAAGTACGACCAATCGTTGTACGACCAAACTCAGATGGAACAGCAACAGTTATTGCAGGCAACCACCAACTAGAAGCAGCACGTCGCCTCGGATGGACACACATCGCTGTCGTGGAAATGGACGCAGACGATTCGCGCGCAATGGCATTCGCACTAGCAGACAACCGCACGAACGAACTAGGGCATACAGACGACAATCTGCTTCACGCAGCAATGGAATACATTATTGAAGACTACGGAGACCTTCTAGAAGACCTCGGCTGGGACGAATTTGAACTCGCAATGCTTGACCTAGATATGGAACGCGGCGAACTTGCTACACCAGGCGTCTACGAACAACCAATACTGCGAGACATAGACGAAATAGCAGAATCAACAACATCTCTCCCTTCGTACAACTCGCCACAAAACATTGTTACGACACGGGAAGAAAACGGTGACGTAACAATCAACGCCGCGCAAGGCACAGACATCAAAACAGCAATCACACAAGGTTCAGGTGCAGTAGGCGCAGGCGGGAACAGTAAATCAATCGTTCAATACACCCTCGTATTTGACGATGCAGCACAACAACGCAAATGGTACGACTTCTTACGCTGGCTACGAAGCGACACAGCGGTCGCTGGTGAAACAACAGCCGAAAAACTTATTGACTTTATTGAACAACACACACCATAGGAGAAACTATGCCTACACGCGAACAAATAGATTCGGCATTCAAAGCAATGGACGAATCAATCCTATTAATGGACGGATTTGATGAAGCATTCATCGGATTCACACGCCCAATGAACCAGCCGACACTCGCTGTTTACTCACACAAAAAAATGATAGACACTCTAATGTTTCGTGACGGAATGAATTACGACGACGCAGAAGAATACATTGAATTCAACTGCATCGGTGCATACATCGGCGAGCAAACACCAATCATTGTCTTTGATGTTGATGGACCATACTTTGCATAATATAGTAATAAAATATCCACCACTCATGGGGATAAAAATAGTTGACATGTCAACAATGATTGCTGGTCCGCTAGGTGCAAGCCTCCTCGCCGACTACGGTGCCGAAGTAATCAAAATAGAACCCAAAAACTCATGTGACCTCATGCGATTCGTTGGCTCAAACAAAAACGGCATGTCAGGCATCTTCGCCCTAAACAACCGAGGCAAAAAAGGAATAGCCGTAAACGCCAAAGGCGTCAAAGGTCGCGAAGTAGTAGAAAAATTGATATGCGCCGCAGACGTACTCATACACAACTTTCGCCCAGAAGTAATGGAATCGCTCGGATTTGGATACGACCAAATCAAAGAAAAATTCCCAAACCTCATCTACGTCCACGTTTTAGGATTCGGAAACTTCGGACCGCTCAAAAACAATAAAGCGTACGACAACATGATTCAAGCAATGACTGGCATGGGCAACGCACAAAACGACCCGCCAGAAGTAGTACACCAACTCGTATGTGACAAAGTCACAGCGCACGTCGTAGCCCAATCAGTGCTCGGTGCACTATTCGCACGAGAGCGCGGGCTGTGTGGCGGACAGTACATTTCCATATCCATGCTTGATGTTGCAGCCCACTTCATGTGGCAAGACCTCGGCATGGATGCAGCACTACTAGACGAAGACACCGTCAGGTCGCCGACAATAGACAAGTACTACCGCACCATCACACTCAAAGATGGATACTGCGCCGTAACCCCAGCAACAGACGAAGAGTTTGAAATATGGGCACAGACATTACGCATACCAGAGATACTCCAAGACGAACGCTTCAGTTCAATCGGGGCACGATTCAACAACGCCCCAGCACTCATTGAAATCACAGACAAAGCCGCAAAACAACTGACAGTCGCAGAAGTACAAGCAGCCATCAACAACGGTCTACCAGCAGCAATTTTTGCTGACATTAAAGACCTACCAAACAATGAACAAATTAAAACAAATGCAGTTTTCATTGACCGAACACACCCAAGCGCAAACTTGATGATTAGAGAAGCACGACAAGCACCGATGTTCTCAGAAACACCACTCACAACAAGCCAACACGCACCGATGCATGGCGAACACACAGGAGAAATACTAGACTCGCTCGGATATTGGGCACCACTAGCAGAGGAAATAACAAGATGAACACACCAATCAAGCGTTACGGCACAACACAACCAAACATTGAAACGGTCGCAACAACATTTTTGAGCAAAATCATTGGTGCCGTCAAAACGATGTCATCCAAGTCATACTGGAACCGCGTAAACACCGTAGAAGCATGGGGATTCGCAACCAAAATTGCAATCATATTCCCTGGCTTACTATTTGGAAAACAATGGTGGTGGCTATACATCTTCGCAATCGCATCAAGCATCAGCCTCATCTGGACATCAACCAAAAAAACGCTACCAACAATCATCCTCTTTAACGTCCTATGGATAGTTCTAGCGTCAGCGTCCATTATCAAACACTTCATCTGACATGTGGTACGAACTCACAACAAACGGCGACTCAATATTCTGTTGCGAAAAACATATAGAAATAGTTAGCCAATTTTGGCGCGAGCAAGAAGAATACAAAAAATACCCGCACAAATGCGTCATCATTCCACGTCTCATTAACGAACCACAATGGTCATGCGGTGAATGCCAATACCAACAACTCATATACGACAACGAGCCAGTAGCCAAACTAGATTTGAGCAACATCAAAAAAAGCAAGTTCCGCAAAAACATATCTTTCCACAACCCAGACAGTAAATAAACGTGGCATATGACTACATACAAGCCTTCACAGACGGACACGCCTACAACCGTCGCGTAGCCGAATACCTACGCACCAGAGAAATCAAATGCCATGCGCCAGAACTACAAATAGCAAAAAACACAGCGGAACGCCGACACCTAACACTCACAGAAAAAGACATCGTCCTAGAAGGACTCACACACATACTAGAAGTCAAATCAAGTAGCAGAGAATTCACAGACGACCCAAACGACTTCCCCTACGACGACACAATCGTAGACACAGTGAGCAGTTTTGAAGACAAACTCCACAAACCCTGCGCATACATACTCGTCAGTAAAGTAACAGGCGCGATGGTAGCCATCGGAGTCTCATCACAACCGCGATGGAAAAAGCGCACATTTTTTGACCGTAAACAGCAGTTAACAGACGACTTCTATCTAGTCAACAAAGAAGACATCCGTCATATGGATGACCTCGTTGAATATCTACTAAAACTACAACGACGCGCTTAGTGTCCGAATGGAGAGATTTGAACTCCCGACCTTGGCGTCCCAAACGCCCTGCGCTACCAAACTGCGCCACATTCGGCTTTGTGAAAAGAATATCACACACAACAGCCCCCAGTTAGTTAAATTTAAACAGCACCAAGAGCGTTGAATATATTTAACCCCACCCATCAAGTAAACCCTTGACAAACACAACTAGACACGATAAACTCAACAACCATGAACCTAAACAACCCAGAAGAACTAGAAAAAGACCTCAACTTCCTCATCGTCAACGGACTCGTAGAAAAAGTCATCGGCACCGACGGAGAAACCCGCTACAAAGCCACAGACAACACCAAACAACTCACCCCAGAACAACTCATAGAAATCGTCGCCAAAGGACTAGAAAACCAGTGAAAAAAATACTAAAAACCATCCCCCTACTCGCACTCATCGGCTGCACAACAACCCTAAGTAACCAAACCACAACCCTCAAACCACTCCCAACAACAACCACAAACCCCTTCAAATACAGCGAATTCAACTACATAGACGACTTCTACTACCACTTCGGTAAACCAACCAAACAAGACGAAGACACACTCCTAGAACTCGCAGCACTATGGTGCCACGCCATCAAACTAGGAATGCAACCCACAGACATACAACAACGCATCAACGAAGGCTCAGCAGACCAAGAAGACGCAGAACTCAACGAAGCAATCGTAAAATCCGCGACCACCAACCTCTGCCCCTACACAACCAAGTAACAACCACATGCTGGAAAACACAAACCGCTGGACATACCAACTCACCCTAGAAGAAGAAGCACTCTCCACACAAATAGGATGGGAACGCCAAAAACCCATGCTCGCACAACCCCACCGCAACATCAACTACTTTGAAGGCGACGTCTGGGAAACACTCCAACACATGATATGCGTCGGAAGCGAAATAGCATTCGCCAGAATGATGGGACAAAACAACTTCACCCCACACGTCAACAAATTCAAAAGCAAACTAGACCTCCCAGGATACGGCGAAATCAGATACGCATTCCCACAAGGATTCCCCAAAAACACAGGAGAACCAAAAGGCTTACGCATATCCGACCGAGACGACGACACACTCAAATACGCACTACTCGTCGGAGGACTAGCCCACAGAACACGAAGAAAACCACCAGACTGGCTAGGCGAACCATACAAAGCAATCGGATGGATGTACGGACACGAAGTCAAACAAGACAAATGGAAATACAACCACAACACATGGTACGCACCACCCAGCGAACTCCGAAAACTATTACCACAACAGTCGCTAGTGAAACAAATCTAAACAAAATGCCAGTCACCAAATTTCATAACTGCAGCCACATACTAGAAAAACCAACAAGAAACGAGACACCCATGCCATACGGCTACTGGAACCAACTACCACCCGCAAACCACTACAACCTCAAACAACACAACCCCACCATACACAAAACAAAACAACAAGAAACCACACTCAAAATCGTCGCCGCCATCACCACAATCTGCCTCATCACCTACACAACAACTCTCCTAATCCGAAAGAACTACAACAGTCGCTAGTTGGATAAATCTAAATCAAGTTGCAGGACTCAAAAAATATAGTGTAGGCACGCCCGCTTATATGCCACCTCCCCGAATAAGTCAGCAGTCCCGTGTGTATTCCTCATTTCGTGCTCGCATTTTGTTTTTGACTTCTTTTATGTGCTCGTGTTTTTTTAGTTCATGCTTTTGAGTAGGTCGTGTTTTTTTAGTTCATGTTTTTGTTGGGAAGTTATCCACAGGTTTATCCACATGACGAAGTTCACATATATATAAGTTGCTTTATATATCATGACCTGATATAGTTATCTTTATAAGGAAGTAACTACTAGAAAGGTAGAAAGAAATGGAATATCCACTAATAAGCGCAGTGTTAGGCTCAGCCTTTGAGAGTTGGGAATGGTACGAAGAAGTGACATTCGCAGAAGGATTTGACTGGGACATTCACCCATTAGATAAGAAGACAAAGTTTCTCACAATAGGGATAGAGGGCAAGACATACGAACTCTCAGTCAGCAACATTATGACCGCTCTAGTGGCACAGTGTGGCAAGGGAGTCATATGGGAAGACGACCTAGACCTAGACGCTAGTGAAGGCGACAATGTCATACAGAGGGCAACACTCAGAGAGATAGTGTTCGCATAACAGAACAGAGAAGGATAGGGGAGAGAGTAACATCTCTCCCCTGTTTTCGTTTTAGTGCTTACGGGTGCTCACGGGTATATCTGTAGTACATCACTACATACACAGGTATACACATATACGCATACCTATACACACATACCCCATCTCACATAGTCATACGATATATACAATCAGGTATAAAGATATGTCTCGTAAACACTTGACAATCATACACCCCCCTGATATACTGACATTATGAAAACAACCACAGCAGTACACATAAACAAAGGGCTAATCCCCAAAGAACTATACGACCAAGTACTCATGACCTGCTCGCATATCGCATTACTCACATTCACTGAGGGATACAGCGAAGGACTCACAAAGAGCCAACAGAGAGCAGTCAACAAAGCATGGAAAGTACTAGGCGAAATAATGGGAGAAGTCTGCGACGACGACGACGACCCATTTCTCTAACACAAAGCACGGCCACAAAAGGAGAGCCCCAATGCTACAGAAACTAGACACCCCCATAACAGTCTCATCACTCATAGAGGAACTAGAACAACTAGACCCCAATGAGAAAGTCGCATACATCTATGTGACTTGGAATGAGAACAGCACAATCACCCGAATCCTCGCAAGGCTCACGGGTAGGTCACGGGTATCAAAGTGATACTAGGACTACTGTACTACCGCCATAAAGTCAAGCAACACAGGCGACAGGCTAAGAGGGAAGTCCGACAATACATAGACTCTCATGACTGTTGCGACTGTTGCGAAGTGTGGTACGAAGTGTGCGACCACGACCCACATGAATACTGTGAACTATGTACCTGACCGTAAATCACGACGACGCTCATAAATCCACGCAACCCAACAGAAAAACACAAAAGAGACAGCACCTAGAATCCACGACATGAACGCCAACAGCCCCGTGAGCAGTAGTTTCACTGCTGTTCCTTTGTTCTGTAGCAGTCTTGTAATCGTCTTCACAGCGGGGCTCTCTACTTGTTCTTCTTGTTTGCGATGCCGTTAGCATCATGTGTTCTAAGGGGGTGTCCCACTGGGAGGTATGCTCGCCCTTTGCCAGCCTTTGTTCCACTCACAGTTTCAGTCTCGCCTGTGCGAGGGTTGATACGAGTGCGACCTGTGGTTTGTGAACCTGTTGATTTCTTTTTCTTTCCCATAAAACATTTTAGTATTTAGGGCACACGGGTAGCGCACACTTTCCCCACCTTTGTTCGTTATAACTATTGACAACATCACACCCCTGCTATATAGTGGGAATAACAAGGAGTACTAAACAATGGACACAGACAACACAAACGACGACAGTCACGCATTGACATGGGCAGAGAACATGAAGCGTTTCCCATTCCAAGTGCCAAGTGCTAAAGACTTTGACCTTGACGGGTGGAACTGGAAGCAAGACTTCCTGCCCGACGACTTAGTGAGACTTTACAACTACCATCAAGAACTCTTCCACGACAACATGGCACAAGGTATTCGTACCAATGAGCGTCGCCCCTCAACCGTATTCATCAACCAACTCAAAGAAGAGTTTGACCTTGACGACGAGCGACTGGAAATGTATCTCTTTGCGGGCGCGCTAATCGCATACGACCGTGAACTCAACGCAATGACCGAAGAGGAACTTGCGGAACACATGGAGATTCAACAAGCGTTCAGTGAAGCGTTTGACGACGAAGATGGATTAGGCGGAGCACTTGACGAAATCGTTGAAATGGTCAAGAAAGAGTCCGAAGAAAGAAAAGCATTAGAAAACCTATGGAAGGAAGGCGAGTGATGGATACTCCCGAATACAGTTTAGAAAAACTCATTGAAGAAGCGCAGTTAGTACGACACATCGTCGCCAAGAAGCAGGTCGTCACACAGAAGAGCCCCGCTAAGGAAGTACTGGAACAAGCGCAGTTGTTCGCACGTGTTTACAACGGGGTCACAGCGGTTCTTTCTGAATCAAACACAAATCCGATTGACTACCGCACGGGCAAATTACTAGAAGAAACCAAGAAAGCAATACAAAATGTTGATTACGGAAGGCAACTGGGTGGACAAATCAACCATCTCAGGTGGTACGAGTTAGTCTAACTTTCGCCAGCGCAGAAGGTTGCGCCAATGAACAGCCCACCACATGAGCGACATCGCAATGAATCCCGGCTTGTCGTGACTCACCGCATATATGAACCACGGGACTGTGTGGACAATAACGATTGCCCAACCCCACCAAATCATTTTCCCAATGAACCACATTCCTGTGACCCCGACGATTTCCATAGCGAACAGCAACCAAGTCCAAGTTGTCTCAGTCATTTCGCAATCCAATCAGCAAAATCATGCTACAAAGAGCGAATATGGAGAGAAAGACTTTCATCTTTTATCGCCGTCGCCCCCAATGACACCACGGTCTTTGCGGTCAAACAGTTTTACGAGGTTTTCTTCAGCGACCGAAGACAGAGTCGTGTCCAGTTCCATCGCAACCATCGCGCAATACCAGAGTACATCGCCGAGTTCGGCACGCAAATCTGCTTTGCGGGACTCCGATATAACGCCATCTTCGTCACGAATCGCTTTCTTCAGTTTGCCTGCTACTTCGCCTGCTTCTGACGCGAGTCCAAGCACGCAATAAACCAGCCCAGTACTTTCGGGGTACTTTGCTGTTTCTGATGCTCGTCGTTGATAAAAGTCCATGTCCATTGCCATGCCTGCCAGTCTAGTCACTTTCCTAGTTCGGGTTCGTACCAATCCCAAGTTCCGTCGCTTTCTAGCACCATTTGGTATGGGTGGCGACAGGTGGTGAGGTCAATCGGGTTAGTTGTGTTGTTGTCCCAAGTGAAATCAACATTGACTGTTACATCGCACTCGGGTCGTTTGTCCCCGTAGGAGTCAGAGACTTTGATAGCCCCAAAGAGCAGTCCGCCACAGAGCCCTGACCAAAAGGTCGCTCTTACGACGCTACGGATTTTGTAGTAGTAGTTCGGGTGTTGTTTATGTGTGTAGTAGTTCATGTATTACACAGTACTAAACATAGCACACAATGTCAAGCATTGTCAAAAGAAGAACCCCCCTCGCTACTACACAAGGGGGGTTCTATAGCAGGGGGAAAGGAGACCCTCGCTATTGTAAGTATATCAAACACTATAAGTAATGTACAGTGAATCCCTCTTCAGCCAAGCCATCGGCGAGAACACGATGAAAAGTGTCGCCATCTTCAACTTCCGAAACCAGTTCCAAGTCAAGTGCTTTCCCAATCGCTGCGGGATACTTCTTGTCCCTGAGCACATCATCGTAGCCAGCGTATTTCAACGGGTCGCCGTAAATGACCGTGCGGGGAGGGGCGAGCGTATACGGGACTGTTACGAAGAGCGCATCTTTCACGGAGATATGCGTGATGGAAAGACATTCGGAAACGGGCGAGTT